GCCGAGCGTACAAGTTATAAGGGAATGCGAAACGTCCATCGGCGTTACGTCCGCTTGGGTGGCCTTCTGGTTTGCCAGGCCCTTACCCATTTTGCGGAACTTGTAAATATCGCCGACTACGCCATTACGCACTGTAACGGTGTCGCGGAGGGACCCAGCAGTCTGAAACGCATGCTTCACGTCATCATCGAACTGAGTCACCGCAACCGGTGACAGATTTACGGACATAGTATTTGATCCTTATCAATGCCTAAAAAATGCCGGGCTTACGCCTGGCGCCTTTCGACATTCGGGTGTCCGCTGCGCGGGCCGAACGCTCACGGCGTGCGTGCCGTGTGATCCGACTCCGGTCAGGGCTCGATAAGGACCGAGGTGTCCGTTCCTAGAGCTGATAGTTACACGTTTACGTTGTGGGCCTACTTGCGCAGGGTATCCACCGCAACCGCGTTACCTACCTAGATACGCATTGTATCCATAACAATATCAGTGTTTCAAGAATTTACGCGGCAGTGCCGTACGCCTCCTGATAAGCGCGATCTACCTGCTTCTTATATTCGGGGTCTACGCTCATGCGCAGGTGCCCATTTTCGGTTTTGGCGTAGCGCATCTGGCGTAATTCCTCGGCTGTGGTGTGCTCGCCGGCTTGCGTGACCGCAGGGTCGCGGGCCAGTTTAGCCTCTCGAGTCTTGCCAATAATATTTTCCAACAGCTCCACACCAATAGCAGAAGATGCCACCCCTTTGAATACCTCCCACTGCTCGGCAGTCAGGTTGCCCTGGCCCCAATCGGCCAGGTCGGTCAGCCGTGATTTTGCGTTATCGCCCAAGGCTGCGAATTCATGGCGCCGGTTGACCGAGATCATCTGCTGCTCCGTGCGTAGGAACCCATCCACCAGTTTGTCAAAGGTGTCCTGGTTGATGTTGGCCTCGCGGGCAGTTTCCTTGAACCACTGGATCATCGGGTTACCTTCCATAACACCCGCATCCAGACCCTCGACCTCGGGCACCGCATAGTCATCGTCCGGGGCACCACTAAATGCCCCCATGCGCTTTTCGAGCTCGGTATATGCTTTGGCCTGGTCCTCGACCGTCTTGTATTTTTCAGACTTAAACCAACTGAGTGCCTCTTGGGCAGGGTCATCGCCAGCCTTAACGGCATCAATCAGGGAATCACCTGGCACAGCCTCGGCGGCCAATTCCGGCTGTTCGGCTTCGGTTGCTTCTACTTCCTGCTCATCTGTCATGGGGGTTTCCTCGTTACTGTTTTTCTGCTGTTTCGATTTGCGTCAGAATTTGCCGCACTATGTCTGCTCGTCCCTCGCGGATGCCGGCATCAAACTGGCTGCTGGCTGGGGTCACAATGGGGCGTAACAGGGTGATGGCAATCAGCCGGTCGAGCACGTACTGACCGGCGTCGCTGCGGAAACACTCATGGAAACGTGAGGCAATCTCCCGTCCCTTGGCCGCGCTTTCCTTCGATTGTCCCGGCGGCTCGATCTCCAACGCCGCCCAACCCTTACGGGTCTTGACGTTTTCGATCATGCAGCCTCTTGCATACCCTGTTCTTCCATGCCGCCCTGCACCGACATTTGCGCCAACTCATCACGCTCGACCGTAGTTCGCAGCAGGTCAGCATCAATGCCAATCTTCTTGCCGATGTAGGCGGGTAAATCCTCGAGCTTCGTGCCGAGCCCTAGAATCTGCGGGCCAAGCTGTCCCACGATCTCGAGGTACTGGTTGACTGCCACCAGATCATTCTGGTCCTGGGCGCGAGCCAGCGGGCTGGTGTGCTTGATGGTGACCTCTTTGCCATCGACGCGGATGTCGGGAATCTTGCCGGCCCGCTTTAAGATTGATACCGCCCGGCGGATAATCTTCTCCACGAACTCGGTCTGCATCCGGCCAAAGGCGGATCCCGAATCCTGCACCAGTTCCTGGTTACGGATCGCCATCTCGGTAGCACTGCGTACCGGCGAATCGACTTCGCCAAAGGGCGCAGCAAACAGTGCCTTATTGATACGCCTGCGCAGGTCTTCGAGGGTTAAGGCAGCGAACTGGATATCCCCGGATCGCCCCAACGGCTGCAGTGTGGGATTCGCACGGTCATTGGAACCGACCGGGATAATGGCACCCGGGGTCAGGCGGATATTGTACGGGTTAATCACGCCGTCGTCGGCAGCGGTGTACACCCCGGAGATTGCTAGAGCCGCATTTTTAAGCACATACTCGACCACCTTGTTGGCAGTCTTGATGTCGGGCAGCACCTGCATAATCCGGCCACGGCCGAGCACTTCCCCCGGCACGACATACTCGCGGAACACGATCCACGGACTAACTTCGTAGTCCTGGCCGAATATGTACTCCTTACTCGCTTCTTCGAGCACGCACTGGTGCCAGTAGCCGCGCTTGGGCAGGTAGATGGTGCCCTCGATCAGGGTCACCTTTTCATCGGGATTATCGCTGGCCTTTTTCTTCAGTGATTCGGACAACTCGGCACCAGGCCATAGCCGGTCAATGTGCCGGGCCGGGACTTTGTGCTCACGCCAAACGGTTTCGATGCTGCCCCACGGTCCAGCCTCGGGATAAATCTCGGCCAGCGGTGCGCTATGGAATTCCAGCGCCGAGCTTTTACCCTCGGATTCTTCCAGTGCCAGCACCCCGGTCGATACAGCAAGATCGAGGAACGACTCATGCGCCTGGGTCGCAAAATTGCTGTGGTTGATATGGTCGAAGATGATCTTGGTCACATCATCGAGAATCGGCTGCACCTGCTCATGCTCTTCTTCGGGTATCTCAGACCCTGGCACCAGCATCGACCACTCACGCCAGGGCGGGATCAGCGTTGCCTGGAGGCGACTGGCAAATTGCTGCGTACCGATCACAGCAGTCGAGTCATAGATGTCTGTATTCTTTTTTTGGCCCCGGGAATACTGCGTCATGGTGTTGCGCTGGGGCAGCGAATATTCGTAGCACTCGCGCAGATGTGACTGCCAGGATGAGCGGAGTTTTTTAGCAGCCTTGAACCGCTGCACTAAGTCTTCGGTACTACCCAGCTCGCTGGGCTTCTGGTATTTCATGGCGTATCAGGCCACACCGAGCTTGTCTACGATTCCCAACTCCGACCCCGACAGCAGCGAGAGGCGACCATATTTGCGGCGATGTTTAAGTTTCTTTTTCGCGTCCTCTGTTTTTACTTGTTCTGCCAGCAGCAGCTCCTGTTGGGCTTGAAGTCCCTCCTGCATCGCTTGATACTCTTCAGCCATCGACTTAGCGTAAGCGTCATATTTTGCTTGCATATCCGCCACCATATCGTTGATAGAGGGTGCTGGAGTTTGCTTATTGTGAACCAGATAACCAGCCGCATAATAATTCTCATGCGTGTCAACGTGGAAGTTAAACACCGGGGTGTCTTCTGGCACATCTTTGGATTCGATAGACTCAACCGTATCCAGACCAAGACCATTACGGTAAAGGGTATCGCCTACTTTTACCTCGGATATTTTTTTCCACCCGTCTTGCGTCATAAACGGATGCGCTTCTGTCACAAATGGCTCTTTTTCATTAAAGCCATACAGCCGTTGTTTACCGGCCTTTGAGTGAAACACCTTGACAACTGCCCCCTCGCCATCTTTCGTTTTAACGACATCACCGACAGAGATTTCAGCTACATCTTTTTCTATTCCATCAGCGAGTTCCACCTGCACGCCTTCGATGAAACAACTATCCCACGATGAGAGCTCCGGCTCTTTTGGCTTCGGCTTCGGCTTTGGTTTTGGTTTTGGTTTTGGCTCTGGTTTCGGCTCTGGTTTCGGCTCTTCCTTTTTCTCCGGCGGCTTCCATTCACCTGCGCCTGCATAGGCACCAACATATTTACCGTGCCCAGCGAGCTGGCCGCCGCCCCCTCTTGAAAGGTCTTTCATTGCGGCCACTCGGCCTGACGCCTGTGGCTGCGGGCGATTTCGCTCTCGCGGATGCGGCCCGCTAGGACCATCACCCCCACCACCAAACCCGTAGCAAATCCACGGCTCTAGCCGCGCTTGGGTGTAATCCTCATTTTCAAAACGCCAAACACGCCGCCAGGTAGGCGACCCTTTGCGATCCTCCATC